GCCGGAGCCGGTGACGTTGATGCCTTGTTCCTGAAGGTCTTCAGTGGGGAGGTTCTCACCACATTTGAAGAAAATAACATCATGATGCCCCTGCATCGTGTTCGTACTATCACCAGTGGTAAGACCGCGCAGTTCCCGACCACGGGCGTTGCAGCGGCCGCTTACCACACTCCCGGTGAGTCGCTGTTCCATCAGGACGTGACCAACACGATCTCTGGTAATCAGGGTTCTGAAGCACTTGCTCAGACCAACGCAAACAAGTACCTCTCGCAGGTCAACCACGCTGAAGTCACGATCGCGATCGATGGTGTTCTCACTTCCTCGGCATTCCTTGCGGATCTCGATGAAGCAAAGAATCACTATGAGGTTCGGTCTGTTTATTCGACCGAAATCGGCAGGCAACTGGCTTACACTGCCGACCGCAACCTTATCCGTACGGTCATCGCAGGCGCACGTGCTACTACTGATCGTTTTGGAGCCACGACTGCGGACGGCATCAGTACTTACGGCGGCGCGGTGATCAACATGGGTACGACTGACGGTGGAGGTAACGAAGTTATCACCGACACCAAGGTCTCGGACGGTCAGGCTGCTACTGGCGACACCCTTCTTTCTGGACTGGCAAAGGCCGCAGAGCTGTTTGACCGTAAGAGCGTCCCTTCAGAAGGACGTTACTGCATTCTGCCGCCACAGGAGTATTACAAGCTGGTCTCTGAGCAGAACGACGCGCTCAACCGCGACTACGGCGGCGAAGGTAATGGTTCCATTGCTGCCGGTGTCGTCGTGTCGGCTTACGGCATCCGCATCCTCAAGTCCAACCATATTCCCACCAGCGGTGGTGGTGGCACTAACGTTCACTCGAACGCAGCCATCAACAATGACGTGTATGGCGGTTCTGGGGTCGGCTACGAAGCCAGCAGCTACGCTGAGACCAAGGGAATCATCTTCCAGACCGAAGCGGTCGGTACGGTGAAGCTGATGGATCTGTCCATGGAGTCCGAGTACTACATGGATCGACTCGGTACGCTGCTCATGGCTAAGTACGCTATGGGTCACGGCGTCCTTCGCAACGAAGCGTGTGCTGAGCTGATCGTCACCGCCTGATCATTTCTGCTACACTGGTAGACATGAGTCTCCATTCGGGGGTCGTCCTTGCTTTGCAGGGGCGGCCCCTTTTTCATACTTTGGGAGGAACCTATGGCACTTAACAGAGCCACTGAACTTGAAGCAGTCAACACGATGCTCTCGGCTGTCGGAGAGCCTCCCATCAACTCTCTGGATGCCCAGAAGAACGCGGACGCGGCGATTGCTCGTAACATCCTTAAGGAAGTAAACCGAGAGATCCAGACTCACGGCTGGCACTTCAACACTCAGAGAGACGTGTCGTTTAGCCCGGACTCCACTACCAAGGAGATCCTTGTAGGCGACAACGTTGTCCGTATCGACATTGACATCACTTCTGTCGGAACGAGCCACGACGAAAGAGACATCACTCAGCGAGGTAACAAGCTGTTTAATCGCACAGACAACACGTACGAGTTCACGAGCGATGTAAAAGCTACTGTGACTTTCTTGTTTGACTGGGACGATCTTCCAGAGCCGTTCAAGAACTACGTCACTGTACGATCCGCCCGCATCTTTCAAGACCGAATGGTCGGGTCCACGGCTCACC